CTAACAAGTTACGCATTAGTGTAGTCTTAATTAGTTGAAGGTCAGAGATTAAGTCATAAATACTCAAACCATAAAACTTATGAGGCATAGGAACAGGTGTAAGGGAGGAGAAGGGAACACTGTCCACAGCCTCATTATCTAATAGTTCATCTCCGACCTTCGTTATCTTTCTTAATTCGTCAATACCATCGTTGTCGAAGTCTACCTTGATATAGCATTCAGTCACCCAAATACCCTCATCAACATCTCCACCATATGTAGCATCACCATCAAAGTCAAAACGTGCTAGACGTTCAGACTTGTATTCGGACTCTTCAGCGGAGAAAGCTCTTTCAATCTTAGACTTAGGATAACCTTGTGCGATTAAATCACTTTTGGTACGCTTAACTCTATGACCTACAAAACGTGCATCTTCGATTCCCTTTGCATACTTATTAATCAGGAATTCTTCTGGTGGTACAGGTTCAATTCTTACCTGACCACTCTCATTAGTTCTTTTAATTACTACATCGTGGAGAATAGGTTGTGGCATATTGCCCATCATAACCTCTTCTTCAGTTAATTCTCCATTAGCAGTGTGTTCAATAATCTCTACATCATCATCAATAAGGAATGAAGTAAACTCTTCTTCTGTGAGGTTCTTATATTCCTCTCTAGTAATCTCAGTAGTGTCATCCCAATAGTGTTTGACAATACCATTCTTTTGTAGTAACGCATCCTTAAACCAACTGTAAATTATGCTGAACCCAGGGTTCTGCTTCATAATCACATAGTTAGTATAGTCAGTAGCTTGCTCAGCCATCTCCACATCTTCAGGACCTTGTGGTTCAAACTTAACTATCTTATCACCACCTGTAAATATCTTCATCAGGCTAGGCATAATCCATTCAATCACATCAGCCACGTCTCTTGTGACAATCTGAGAACGACCTTCTTGCTCATTACCATACTTCTTGCCATAGTATCTATCCATAGCATCAGTACGTTGTTGAGTCAGTCTACCGTCACCGTATCCTAGAGAACCTTGAATCTCTTGCTCTACGTGTGCAGCTAGTTCTCTCTTTGTCATCTTCATATTTACTTCTTACCTTTAATTGGGGCTGTGGATACTGCCTTAAGCAGTTCCTTCAACTCTTTAATATCTTCCGACATCTCGATAATCTTATTTGTCAACCACTGCGGATTTAAACTCATACTTCCTCCCTTATATTACCCAACTCAAATCCTGCTTAGGTAGCTCCTTACTCCAAGCAGAATCGTTCCCTGTGAACACTACTTCTGTATTACATAAATATCTAAAACTGTCACTTGCGTGTGAGGTCCAGTCGTGTACTGGCTTCTGTGACCAAATCTTCTTCTTATCGTTGTAGCTACTACGGTACTGTAGTAATGCATCTATACCTTTCTGACAATTAGTATCATCAAACCAACATCTATTCAACGTAGTTCTGACAGTATCAATACCATCCATAATACGTAGCTTAGGTGCTACTTGGAATTCAATACCTAAGCTATATGCTAGGTCCTTACGTGATTTACCTGTGGAGAACTCCCGAACTACAATATCGTGAGGTGCAATATGTGCACCATAATTATAACCTTTACGATTTAAGACATCAATATAGTGAGGTAATCCCTCACCAGAGTTCTCATAGTAATCAATTAAGTTAATAGCCTTGCCATCATACTGGGCAAACCATATACTCGTACTATCAGAAACCCCTAAGTCCCACGCGGTTATTACCTGCTTACTAGGGTCATAAGGTACTTTACCTATACGTCCCTCATCATAAGCAGCTTCCATCTCTTTAGCATAATAAGCACCTCTCAGTGCTGCAGACCAACTACACTCATACTCTTGTTCATACTCAGTATCAGCCATATCCTGCTGAGCCATCTCAAGTTCTTCATCATCTAATATACCAGTCTCACTGGCTTTGAATAAGAATCTCTTCCAACCTTTCTTCTCTACTGCTGTATGGTAAATATCATAGAATTCATTCTTACCCTTAGGCGTACCAATAAAGATACCCCAACCTTTCCTGTCTGACAGTGCAGGTCTGATAACCTCTGAGTACATCTTAGGGTTCATCTGGGCATATTCATCTAAGATGACACCATCCAGATAGATACCCCTGAGTGTGTCTGGATTATCAGCACCATATAGCTGTATCCTAGCACCCATAAAGTCAGCCCTTAGCTCAGCCTCATTAAACTTAACATCAGGAAAATCATACAACAATCTCTTTAATTCATCCCAAGCTACTGTCTTAGCCTGTTTAAATAAAGGGGCTAAGTATGCATACCTTGGTGCTTTCTTACCTAGTTGGAGGTCCTGTATAGCTGACTTAATCATCTGATTAATAGCAAATACAGTCTTACCGAATCTTCTGTGACACACAACAACATTAAATCTAGCTAACTCATTATGTAGTTTAGCTTGCAGTACCCTAGGTGTATAGGGTATTACAATACCTTTCCTCTTCCCTTCTTCCATAGCTCACTCCCTGTCAATACCTTTCTTCAGTGCAAGTTATCTTCTTCCCTTCTATTAGCATCTGCAATATCATCCTCATCATCAGACCAACTAATATCAAAGTTGCGGTCCTCGTGAATGACGTGTTGCTTAGGTGTCCATCCACCCTGGGTCTTAAGCCAGAATGTAGTCATACTGGCAGACTCACCAGACATAGCCATCTTATAAGCCACACCTGCTACACTGGCTGTACGCTTCTCTCTGGCAATTTCCATAGTAGTCTTAAAATACTTAGTGAGGGTAGCAGTAGACACACCCATAATCTTAGAGATAGTATGCTGGTCTAAACCAATAGTAACCATCTCTTCAATCTTGCCATAATCGTCATCTGTAGGACTATACTTAGTACCTTGTTTCCTTCTAGCCTTCTTACCCTTAGCAGCTCTAATCTCTTGTGACAGATGATTAGCAGGTCTACCTACCTTCCTCTCTACCTGGATGACAACATCACTAGGTAATTTACCAGTATCAGCAGAAGCAGCATACCTAGCCTTTTCCTGTATATCCTCAGGTATTTGACGTAGACTTGCTTTCTTATACTTATCATTTGACATAATTTATTTATTAGTTAAATAAGATATATAGTATTATACCATAAAACAATATTGACATATGACTTATTCTTATAGATGACAACTTATAGGACATTCTAAATATTGTTATTGTACATCATACGATAACTAAGATAGAAAGGACTAAGTACGAAACAAACATCCCCACCACCAAAAGGGGGATGAGTAGATAACTAGATATGAGAACTAACGTAGTATATAACATCGATACAAGTTAAGTATGACAATAACAATATTTAGAATGTCCTATAAGTTGTCATCTATAAGAATAAGTCATATGTCAATATTGTTTTATGGTATAATACTA